CCGGCCCTCATGGTTCAGCTGCATGATGATGTCGCTGCGGTCGCATTTGTCGAAAGCATGCGGATCGAATTTTTCATAAACCCGGTAGCCTTCTTCCTCCCACAGCAGATACTCGCCCCAGGTTGTGGCGTATCCGTCCACGACCATCTGGCCGTCAGCCATCGTCCGCAGTTCCATCTTCCCCAGGTTGATGTCCCTGTATTCGCGTTCGTTTGTTTTAACCGGCATCGTTATCTCCTCCCAGTCTTAATTCTTTTCCGAACTCAAACACGGCAGCGCGGTCGTCGATGTAGATGTCCGCGCTGATCTTCCGGCTGTCGCTTTTGTATGCTATGATCCGCTCTCTGATGTTTCTGTTGATCTCATCAAACACCAGCCCCTGTTTTTTGCACCAGGTGACCGCTTCCTTCAGCAGTTTCCCCTCTCTGCAAGTGAACAGGACGATCGCCGCGCCGCTTTTCTGTTCCTCCGCCAATTGTCTGATCAGTTCCCTGTTCGGTTCTCCGATCTTCGGCCATTTTTTCGTACACAGCGTTCCGTCGAAGTCCACAGCGATCACTTTTTTCATCCGGGATCATTCCCTTCGTCCGGATCCTGCTTTTCCTCGTCCACGTTGTAATACTCTCCGCGGGCCGGGATTGTGCTTCCGATCGGCTCCGGCAGCGGCTCTAGGTTCAGAATCTCCCGCAGTTCGTTTCTTGTCGCCAGTCCCCGGTCGCCCAGCTGGGTGACCGCGTTCAGTTTGTCCGAGTTCGACATGTACTGCAGCCGGTTGCTGGTGAAAAATACCTGGTTCTCATAGGCGCCGCGCTCCCGGTCCGTGAACAGCATACCGCTGACCACCTCGCCCAGCTGGATCGCAAACGGCTCGATCATTCCTTCATAGAACGCGAGCCACGTGTCACCGAACGCTTTGTTCTGCAGGATGTCCTCGTTCACGCCGTAGTAGTCAAAAACATTGGTCTTAATGTGCTCCTGCTGGTCCTTGTCCACGGTGTAGCCGCCGGGCTTCGCTTCGTGGATGTCTTCGTAGGTGTTCGGAAACAGCAGCACGCCGCCGGCTGTCTTCCTGTTCCCGAAAGTGAACTGGTTGAACCGCGCCATCTCCTCGCCGATGTCCTCGTCACTGGCCCAGTTGTCGCTCTTCGCCCAGAACCGGTAGCTGTTGCCGTTTTTGATTCCTTCGGTGATCCCCTGCCGCTGCATCGTGATCAGGTCCAGCACCGGCTTCATGGCCTCGTTTGTCTCGCCGAAGAGTTCGCTTTTGTACTGGAACCGCGTCATAATCCCGGTCTCCGCCAGGCGCTCCGCCCGGCGTTTATTGTTGCTCAGTAGAAAACGGATCCAAGGTTCTCCCTGGTATTCCACCAATTCCCAGCTCTCCGGCACAATGTTGATGATTCCCGTCGGCGCCCCGAAGTCGTCCCGCGTTTTCACCAGGAAAGCGTTGTTTCTCACGCCCAGCACGGTCGCGGTCTGATAGAAGAACTGAGACCACTGCAGGAAGGCGTTCGGCCTCACCCTCAGCCGGTTCGTCAGTTCCGGCATCGCCGCGCCCCGAATGTTTGGCTTCAGCTTCGCCGCGTGGCGTCCCCACGCGTCCAGGCTCGCCCGGATCAGCTCGCTTTCATAGACCGATCCTCGCCAGGTCGTCCATGCCGGCGTGTAGCCTTCCAGCATCCGGAAGATCTGCGCGTTCTTCAGCGCCGCCGGCTGTTCCTTCCGGCCGAAAATCTTTTCAAGCATTCCCATCCGTCAATCACCCTCCCGCCTCCGCGGTCTTTTCTCTTCTCCTGTTCTCCAGCCTGGGACCCAGCTTGTCCCACTTGAATTGCCTCATGGCCATCGCGTCCAGGATCGCCGCCACGCCGTCAACGTGTGCGTTCTTGCTGATCTTCACCAGTTTTTTCCGCGGATGCGCGTTTTCCGTGTTGCTCTCCATCTGCTGCGCCGCGTCCGCCATGTGGATCTTCAAAAGATCGTTGTCGTCCATGTCCCTGATCCGGCCCTCCCGGAGCATTCCCTCAAACGTATCGCTGACGCTGCTCAGGTTGAAGCCCTGCGTCACGCTGTCCACATGGAAGTGCTTCCGCTCCAGTTTCTGCACCAGGTCCTGCGCCATCCATCTGTCGTATCCGATGATCAGCGGGTAGATCTTCTTTGTCTTCACCATGTCCAGGAACCACATCAGCACGTCGTCATTGTTCACGAACTCCTCGCCGGAAAGGCTCAGGAATCCCTTCCTGATGTAGATCTCGTATGGAATATTGTCCCTCCGCGTCGCTTCCTCCAGCCGCTTGTTCGGCAGCCAGAAATGCGAGTGCACCCACAAGATCCCGTCGATCTCCGTCACGATGCACGCGCTTGTCAGGTCTGTTGTCTGTGATAGGTCAACCCCGGCCACGCAGTAGCGTCCCTTCAGCTCCTCCATCGGTTTCTTCCAGCCGAATGCCTTGTTGATGTCTTCCGCCCTGAGCCAGGCCGTGCTCATCGACTGCTTCAGGTTGCAGTATTTCGTCTTGAACTCGACCGCCTTGCTTAGGCTTTCGTTCGCGATGTCGATCTCTTTCCGTATGAATTCCTCGCTGACGGATACGCCGATCCCCGGCAGGCTCTTCTCCAGTTCCTTCAGGTCGGCCCATTTCTCCGGGTCGTCGATCATGTATAGGATCGGCAGGATGTGCTGTTCCCGGCTGTTTCCCATCAGGAATCCGGTCCCGCGCTTCATCAGCTCGTCAAAAAGGCCCTCGTTCTCATAGCCTCCGGAGCTGATCGCCATTCCAAGCGGTTCCTCGCGTGCGCCGGTGCCGGAGACCATGACCTCCCACTGCCGCAGGCCGTTCACGCCCGGCCAGCTGGCCACTTCGTCAGCGCAGTAGAACATCGGGTTGTATCCGTCCGATTTCTTGCTCGTAAAAGCCAGCTTTTTGACCATCGTGTTGGTCTCCTGGATCATCAGCCCGCGGTATTTCGTACTGCGTGTGATTGAATCCAGTTCCGGTTCCGCGTGAACGTTGAACTCCAGCGCGCTGTAGCACAGATCCGCCTGGTCCAGCTTCGGCGCCAGGAAATAGATCTCACTCCCGAACTCCCCGGCGGCATAGGCCATGTAGCAGGCGATTGCCGCCGCAAGCAGCGTCTTTCCCTGCTTCCGGCCGATCACCCAGAACACTTCCGTGAACTGTCGCCTCCCGCTTTCGTCTACGATCCCGAAGATCAGGCTGACCGCCGCTTTCTCCCACAGGTCCAGCCGGATCCTCCGCGGCGCCAGCTTTCCCTTGTAGTGGTGACAGTAGCGCTCGATAAAGTTCAGCGCGTTCAGCGCCAGCCGCTCGTCATATTTCCATCGTCCCTCCGCGATCCCGCGGATGATCACGTCGTACAGCTGGCGGATCCACTTCCCCACGGTCACGCCGCCGGTCTGTATCTCCTCCCAGTAGGCAGTGATCGCGTTCTCCGTCTTCACCCCATCCGGCTCACCTCAGTGCAGCCGGAATGCGTCCAGGTCCCGCGCGGCCTTCTCCACTCTTGCGCCCCGCTCGCCGATCATGTTCCCGATCGTGGTCAGGCACTTGTTCGCGCTTTCCACATGGCGCGGAAGCTCGCTGAGCAGCGGATGCGCCACCGGCACGTCGCCGGTCTTGTAGGTCTTCATCACCGTCAGGCCTTCCTCCGCGATCTGGTCCCGGATCTGGTCAATCAGCGCGGCTTCCTCCGCGTAGATCCGCGCCGCCTCGATGAAGTCCTGCTCCTTATCGACCTGGTAGATCTTCCCAAAGGCGATCATCTTCCGGTAAAGCGCCGCCGGCGTCAGCTTCTCGCTCCCGTTCCGCGCTTTCGCCCTGGTTTTCATCTTTTTTTTCGTCCCTCCGCCGGTTTTCTTCACGGCTTTCCTGGCCTCTTCCGGCAGAACGTCCGTGATCTCGGCAAAGGTCCGGTTATGTGCTTCCTTCATTCCCGAATCCTCCGCTCATCTCCCCGAAAGTCCATCAAAAAACGCTGCGTTTTCGCAGCGTTTCCGGCCCTCCGTGGAGCTCTTTTTTCATTATGGCGCGCCCGTGGACGCGCGTCCCGCTCGCCTCCGGCGAGCTATATGGAAT